GCCACCTGCTGTCGTGAGCCTACGTTAAAGACCTCGACATGATCCTTCAGACGTTTGCCTGTCTTCTCACTCCACCGTTCAGTTACGATAGGTGGGAAAGTTTCTTGCAACTCGTCTTCGATCTTAGCCATCTTACCCTTGAGATCACACAACAGATCGGTAGCGTCCTTCATGTTTAACAAGAAGCCATTCCGTTCCTGCTTGCACATCTGAATAGCAACAGCGTGTTCGAGATCTATGGACTGCTGAGAAAAACCCAAGACCTTTAACTCAGTAAGTAAAAAGTTATATAGATCGCGAGTAAGCTCAACATCACGTTTACAATACTTGACCATCTCACTTGTCAATCCCCCATCAAAGTCAGTGAATTCTATCTTGCCATCATCACCTCTCAGACGTTCACCCCAAGCCTTGAGCGAGTGACCGCCTTCGATGTCTGGCTTGTACAGACGAGACAAGACAAGCGTGTCTACCACTTGCGAAGGGTAGAGAGTAATGTCCCACACATCACGCAATACAGGAGCATCGAAACCAATACCATTGTGCATGACAACAGGAGCGTGTTTGTTTAGGTGGTCTTGAAAGAATCCGTTGTTATCGTTAGTCCACGTAGTCAAACCATTCTCTTCATCCCAAGTAACAGCGCACCAAATAACGTCATGGTCTAGATTAGTTTCAATGTCTAGTACAATCACAGGCTATCCTCTAATACGTGTTCGGTCATTCTACCAGTGCGTAGATCATAGAGCAAGTCGCAAGCCTTACCTGTGAGTCCACTGAAACGGTTCTTCAGCACACGCACATGAGTTGTGTTGCGTACTGTTGGATCATCAGCTTGACCGTTACGCTCAAGACCCAACACCATATCGCTCAGCTGTGCTATTGATCCACTGCCTCTAAGCTGTGACAAACTGGTAGCACTGCCTTCCTCGTGACCTTTACCGTCTGGTCTCTTGAGGTGAGACACCAACAGCAACGCTACACCTGTCTCCTGCACTAGCATACGTAGTCTAGTCATTATCTCATCAAGGGCTTTACGCTCGTCACCAGCACCTTGTGCAGACACGACAATCGAGACGTGATCCAGAAAGATATACTTGCACCCAAGACCCTTTGCGAGATAACGCACACGATTAATAATATTATCGACACTTGTGCTACCAAAATGATCAAACAAGTAGAGACGACTTGTTCCAAGAGTTTTCTCATACGCTTCAAGCTTTTCCTCATCTGTTGCCTCACAGTCTGGCAGGTGCAGGGGTTTGTTTGCAGCGAGAGACATGATACTCAAGCCAGTCCTGCGTGTACTCTCCTCGAGAAACAACAAACCAATACTGTCCTCAGTCTTCTGCAAGATATGCCACACAATCTCACGCACAAACTGAGACTTACCAAGCCCACTACCTGCTGTAATTGTAACCAACTCACCCAAACGTATGCCGTAGGTCAGCTTGTTCAGCCCCTCGAAGGGATACATCACGTCACTAGACTCGATAGGTTTCATGACCAGATCAAACAAAGTATTACCTTGGATGATACCGTCTGGTACAAACTGATCAGCACCCCACCAAGCATCACTAAACTCTTTGCCTAAGTTGTCAACGAGGTAGTCGCAAGCATCCTTGATAGGGATGTTGTTGATGCTAGGTCGGTGACGCATCACTCGAGCTTTACCACCAAACAACTCAGCCACTTCATTGGTAGCTTTCTGTCCTGCCTCATCATTATCAAAGCAGATAACAACAGACTCAAAGCTGTCGAGCCACTCGTACTCTTTCTTACAATCCTTGAGTGCTGATGCCGCGCCATTACGGATAGACACGACAGCCCACTTAGATCCAAGCATCTGGTATGCGGCAAGGGCATCCATCTCACCCTCGACAATCGTCACAAACTTACCACCCTTCTTGAACAGGTGCTGTCCGTACAGTGACGCTTGCTTCCACTCACCATTGATGCTGAATGACTTGTCTGGTGTCTTGATCTTCTCAGCAACAAGAGCGCCAACGTGATCACGATACTGGAATATATAATTACTACCCTCAGTAACGCAACCGTATGTGCGGCAGGTCTCAGCACTGATGTTGCGAGACGGTATTGACCTGTAGTTTACTTTCTCTTTCGGTTCAAACTTAGCCACTGCGTTCACGACATTACTCCCTGTATCGTCAGCTTTCTTCCTTGTCTGGCACACAAAGCAATGACTCCAACCATCCTCGTTAATGGCTCGACCATCACTACTGCCACAGTCATCACAAGGGATATGTGTTTGTAAAAAACTCATGTGGATTACTCCTCAACATAAACTTAATGTTCTTAAACGCATTAGCGCGGTGTGGATCACGACAGCTCTCTTCAAGAATATCAAAAAAGAAATCAAGAGGAACGTCTTCAGCAACACGACCTGCTTCCATGAGAGTATGGTAGCGATGCGCTTCTACCATTTCTTCATAACCATCCATAAACATACTCCATAGTTTCTATAGAAACTTTAGTTGGTAAAGATAAATACTAATAACAATAAACTCTACAAACGCTGACATACTATATAGTATACAGGACAAAGTAAAACCTGTCAAGACTCAAGATTAAATAAATCATCAAGGTCATCATACCGTATGTCGAGTTCACCATGATCCTGTTCTGTCAATAGATCATCACGCTCAATAGTGTGAATACTTCTCTTGACATAACTGTAGCAATGGTTACACATATCAACAAACTCTTGGGTATCAGCATACTTTCTAGTGGCTTCGAAGTCACTCAACGCAACATCACAGATTACACATTTCATAACGCACCTTCTAATCGTAGGTCTTCGAAAGCCCTGTCAAAGGAATCGAATATAATCTTACCTGCCGCTGTCGGGTCTTTAGCACACCACGCCTCAAACACAGCCAAGGTATACTCATCCATGCCCTTGATCGAGTTGAAGGTATACTCACCACTGAACAGTTCAGCTCTCCAGTTGCGGTCATCACGCATCAAATCAACGAACTTATTCTCAGCACATTCAAAGCAAAGTTCTGCATCTTCGCTGACTTTGTACGCACATTCACGACATATATTATCATGACTCATATCATTCTCTCCAATCATCGTTAGAAAACCAGACTGCAAATAAAGTAACAGTCAACAAACCTGCCAGTATTGTATCAAATAACTCAACGGTCATACAAGCTCTCCAGAAAAATATTATTGACACTCTTCCATGTCATTGGGCGACCTGCCTTAATCCAGTCAAGGTTTTTTTGTGCGTAGTAATTACGATAAGCAACAATGGCATTGGTATCTTTGCACTCGTCAGGCATACACTGTGGCGGATCTGTCCACTCAATACTAGGAATGCCCACAGGAGGCTCTGAGAGAGCTTCTGAGCAACGTTCCCATGTTAGGTGTACCCTACCATACCTTTCGGTGTACTCGTCTGAGAGAGCTTCTAAGAGCCTGTAGAGCCATTGGTACTGATAACGACCAGACCTAGCCCAGACAGCACTCGGGTGATTTTTGTGTGTAACTTTGTACGGTGCTGTACTACCAAGCTCGTGATGAGCAGTTGAAAGCAGCTGTGCCGACTCTAATATCATCTTGTTAACGTGTACATCGCAGTGCATTTTAGCGCACTGCCATACGTCCCTGTGTAGATAGAATATATTCATGTCACATTCTCCATAGTTTCTATAGAAACTTTTAAGCCTTGCCAAAGTACTCATCCCACTCTTCTGGGGTGATGCCTGTCTTTATAAACTCTCTCTCTTCTGCTGTCAAGTTTGGGAAGGCGTCCTGTAAGAGAACGCCAAACTCATCATACAAAGAAAGCTGTGCATCTGTAACGTCCAGATCCATGCAGTTTGCTTCGCCTGTAAGGCTACTGATTCTATAAATTATCATCATCACGCTCCTCTGTGTGTTTTGTGATTGGGTCACACTCTAAACCACAGTCCTCACAATAAGCCTCATTGTCTACCACACTAACATTAAAACTCTGTAGATCATCGTGCCATGCGACATAAGCTCGCCAAATTAGGTTTTCACTACCACAGTGTGAGCAGTGGTATGTTCTTTTTTTCATTACTCACGCTCCTGTGTTAAATAGTTTCTGATGATGCTCTCGAAAGACTCAGCCGCAAGCTTATAAGCCTCTGCCTTACCTTTGAAAAAGTCATCCCCTGTCTCGACAAAAGTCTCACTGTTTCTGCGACTAATCGATCTAAATGATTCAGCTTGACCGTCCAGTAAATATCTCATTGTGTCTGCATTCATTACTCTACCCTCGCTATTAGTCCGTCCTTCATTGTTACTGTAGCAAAGAACTCACGTCCCTGTCCAGTGATATGGGGACGATTCGCCCCAGTTAGTTTACCAGTCGAGACATACTCTTCACCAAACATCGATGTCTCAATATAACGCAGGCGATTGCCTACGTTTTCCTTTAGTACTTTTTTACTTGGGTAGTCGAATACGATCATGCTGTCACCTCGTTTGTGTTAGGTTCAAATAATTCTGTGTTGTACTGTACCAGATAACTACGCTGTCCGTTCAAGGCGCGAAGCACCAAGTCCTCATTAGCGTAGACATAGTATGCACCATCACGCTTCTCAACGTCAAGTGCATTGTCTCGGCACTCTCGCAAAGTTTTCTGTAGCGTTCGTTTAGCCATGATCGTACTTTTTGTGGGCTGTAATACTTTCTGTATCATTGTCATATTCCTCACTTATTCTTTTTGAACACATAGGTTTCGGCTGTTTCTGGGTGCTTATACAGGCTGTATCGTCCTTTCATGTACAAGCTTGCGGCATTAGCGACACTGTACTTGTGCCGCGCAGGTACAATAAACCAGTGACCTACGTCCATTGCCTCGAAAGTATCGCGCCATTTAGATCTAGCGTTTTTCTGGTAGAACTGTGTTGGTGCTTTTTTGTTACGGATGATTTTTACAGTAAATTTAGTCATTGTCATAATCCTCATAAAAGTTTCTATAGAAACCCCATCACCCTACTGCGATGAGGTTGGTTGCCGCGGCATTCTTTCTCGTACCATGTACTGGAAAGCCTACCACCACGTTGCGGTCAGATCTAGCACATAGACCACATTCTTTGCACGACGTGTCCTTGTATGTAGCGGGACAAGTCGCGACCACAACCCCAGCGTACTCGATCTTAGGGGGTGCGTCAATAGGTAGCAAGGTTACACTTGGTAAGCCTTGTTTGTGAAACTTAACAGCGTCTTGCACAGTCTCGCACGACACGTTGATTGTAAAGCCTAATTCATTGGATGACTCGACAATCGAACGATTCCTTTGAGTCATGGGGTAATGCGTGTAAGTGAATCCCTTTTTGTCTCGGTTAGCAATTGCTAATTCGCGAACCGCCCAAGCGTTTATTTCATTGTCACGCAAGGCGGGCAGATCACCACTAACATTATGACGCCATAATTGTCCTTTCGGTAGTGATCTAATCTTATCGATAAAAGCAGACCACTCTAAACCGCGTTCGCCTCGGTCTAGTTTATCCCAGTTTAGGCGCGTATGAAACCCCGCCTCAGCATAGCACCCACCATCACCACTCAATGGGCAATTGCTAGGACAAGTTGCACGCGGTGAATTCGTTACGGGTATTTTTCCAACCTTTACATTACTAGATTTTTTGATGAATTGAAATTTCATTGTCACAATCTCCAATAGTTTCTATAGAAACCCTAGCCAGTGATGACACGTGCTAGGGCGTAGCCATTTACTAACCAGAACACCATCACTATACACGAGCCAATGGTAAAGTCTAGCATTCTGGTATTCTTTTTCTGTTCAGTTTTAAACCTGTATTTTTGGTCTGGTATCACTGTTTAGTCCTCGGTTTGGTTTAGGTTTAAGCTTATATAGAAACTCTCAATGGGTCAAGTAAAAGTTTCTATAGAAACCCCCGAGCCTTTCGACTCGGGTTTCGTGTTTAGCCTTCGTATCGAGCGAATAGGACGAGTAAGGCATCGTGAGCATCGTCTGTCTTATTGTCTGGCATTGCCGCGATGAGGTCAATGGCGAGCCTTACAAGGGCTTGTTTGGATTCGCTGAGGGTCTCGGTTGATCCCGCGCCCTCTGGGCCTTCACCTTCGCCCTCTGAGCCTTCGTCCTCGGGATCAGTCTTAGCAAGCTTGATCGACTCGGTCGCGTACTTGTATGCA